AAAATATTTTTAATTTAATATAATAGAGTATAAATTACTATTTTTGGTTATAATACAATTTATATCGCAGCGCTTTTATCGCGTCGCAGGAACGATGCCGCGTCTTTGGAGCTCTTTGCGAAGCGTCTCCTGCCCGCGTCCGATGGCATCGATGCGGGCAATGGCGTTTCTGTCTGCGCGATTCAGCATACCCACCGCCCCCTCCACTTCCTTGCGCGAGACAAACCCCTTCAGTTCCTTGCGCGAGACAATCCCGGATTCAAGCTTGGCGAGCCTCTGCGCGTGTCCGACCACGCCTCGTCCGATCGCGTCGATCGAGGCCTTGTTGTTTTGTGAGCGACGGTCCGTGTTCTGCAGGGTTGTGTAAAGCACGTTCAATTTTTTATCGGCATTCTGGAAGACCAGGTCACTCGTGTTGAAGCTACCGGACGGCAAGCGCGAGGACATCGCGGGAGAAACCGACGCCTTTACCGAGGGTGCCGGTTTCGAGGAGAAGAAGCCCTTGCCGCTCGACGAGGACGCCTTTACCGAGGGTGCCGGCTTCGAGCTCGTCGATAATTCTGCTCTAAATACAAATAATCCAACAATTAAAATAGCTAACGCTATTCCGACGTAAATATAGTATTTATTCATTCTTTACTAATATAAAAATATTTTTAATTTAATATAAAATAAATTGAATGGAAGAAGTTATACCAGCTCTGGGTGCGGGCGTGATTTCAACTATAATTTGTAATCCATTAGATACTATTAGAGTTAATTATCAACTTAATAATAGTATACAATTTAAGCTAAAATATTTATATAGAGGAATTAGTTATGGTATAATAGCTATACCGTCCTTTTGGACAATTTATTTTCCTCTTTATAAAAAGATTAAAGAAATAAATTGTCCAAAACCGGTTGCTTCTTATATATCTTGCTGCGCCGCAAGTACATTTACTACACCTTTTTGGGTTTTACGACAAAGATTACAAACTGGTAAAACAACGGAAAATATGAACTTTTATAAATACTACAGAGGTCTTTTACCCACTTATATAATTAATTTGAACTTTACCATTCAAATTCCTTTATATGAATATCTTAAAGATAGATCAAACAATTCCACCTTTAATACATTTTTAAATACGTCTATATCAAAAACGGTTTCGGCTTGTGTATTTTACCCAATTGACACAATTAGAGCTAAATTGAGAAACGCAGACTCGATTAAAAATATGAGATTTTTAGATTATTACAGAGGAATTAGCATGTATCTACTAAGAAGTATACCTTACCATGCTACTGTTTTCTGTTCATTTGAATTTATAAAAAATTTAATGTAAGACATTGATTGTAAATAACAATCTGCAAGATCATCTTTTTTCTTGTGATTTTCAAAGAAATCTTTGTGTGATGTTAACATTTCTCTTGTATGAACTATTCCTAAATTTTTGTTTTGTCTATATTTATATTTACTCTTATGTTCTATTTTTGTATCAGAGCATTTTAGTTTATATTTAGCTGGGTAAAATATTACTTTACAATTTTTACCCAATTCGTGTTGTATTCTCAAAACAAAATAAACATATAACGCAGTTGATATATTTCTCATCTTTGGATTGAAAGACGGTTGTTTTTCTAAAAGAACTATATCAGCTTCGGTTAAATATTGTAATGAATCTATTTCTTGTATAACTCTTAGAGTTTCGTTTTCTCCAGTGCAGTCTAAAACATTCCAATCAAGTATACTTTTGCTTTCAGAGTCTATCATACAATATGCTAAATTTTTAATACCAATATCAAAAGAAAGTATAATCATCAATATTAATTATATACTTTTTATTTTTTAAATATATTAATCGTACGTATATAATCTTCTTCTGTGAACCCTTTCTAAAAAATTTGAATAATAATCAGTGTCATAACCCCAATCCTCGTCTTCCGAATAATTATTTATACTAAGACTTTTAGAAAGTTCTAAATTTTCATATTTATAGTTATCTTGAAAACAAGAAAATAGACAGCCCATTATTTATTAACATTAATAAGATGTTTTATATCAAGAAATTTATTTTTCTTTTTATCTGACTTTTTGACTCCGTTAATGTCGTTTATGTCCCAAGAAATAAAAATTTTATCGTTTCCTAAAATTATTATGCAAAACCCTTCTTGTTTAAACTTATAATAGAGAAAAGCTGTAATGGTAGTTACATTATAAACAGGTGCACCAAAAACATAAGACGGTACTGTATAAACACAGCGCGTTTCGCCATGTTTTGCCAAGTGCGTTATCTTTTCTGTAAGTTTATTTAAAATATTCTGTTTAAGCTCTGTATAACGAGATTGTTGTCTTTTCTGTAAATTTATTACTTCTTTTAAAGAAGACATCTACGACTTAATATTATAAACAGAATTTAAACTGTTTAAAAAAGCGTAGGTTCTTTTTTATCCTCTTCTTCGTAATCTGATAAGTCTTCTTCAGAATCGTCTTCTATTTCATCTTGTTTATTTATTTTAAACCCGTTATCTTTCATGTTTTTCAACTCCTTAAAATCTTCTATTTCATCCTCGATAACGTCATCCGGTTGAACTTCTTCATCGTCTTGTTTATTAAAAGGCAATTCGTCTTTTAAAGTACCTGGTTGTATTTTTTTGGAAACAGGTCTTTGAATTGGTATTATTGGTATATTTTTCTTTGTATCCTCATAATCATCTGTTTCTTCAGAGTATTCATTTAATTCCGGTTCTTGTATTTCTTCTTGTTCTGGATAGGTAGGTGCGTCTTCGTCAAAAACCCCAGATAAATATTCATTTAAAATATACTCTATTGGTATCTGACTTGCTATTGTTTCATTTATAGATGTATTAATTATATCGAATATTTTGGTCTTATTATCTTCTATTACTCCGGGGGTATAATATATACACTCCGAGCAGTTGATAAGTATTTTATGAAAGAAAGTGTTTAAATTTGGAACTTTTATTTTAACAGATTTATCATCACTCTTGAGTCTAACACAAGCTAAAATCTTAACATGACTAACGAATATAGCAGTTAGTAAGTCCATTAAATATGGATATTTTGAATTGATAGAGTGCAGTTTTTCGTCTAGTTTAAAACTTGTCCAATTTGGAACTCCCTTTAATTCTTTTTGAAAATTAGAATAAGAAACAAGCCTGCGAATATTATTTTTTTGAGACTCTAGATATATCTGCCTAATTATATCGTATAATCCTCCTTGAATTGTAGATATCAACTGTCTAGTATATTCTTCCTTTGCGGCGACTAACACGTTGACATTAAGCGTTTCAGCCATATTTATAATTATAAAATCATTTTTAAAAATTCAATTTAAACTTCAAAAAAATAATTGTATAATTATAAATATGTGTACCATTTCTAGAAAAAAGGTCAAGTGGACTTTGGATCCAGAATTTACAAAACAGATTAAAAAATCTTTAAATACAGACAAAGTTGAAAAAGCAGGGGTTCTTTTATTTGAAGACAGTGCTTGCAAAAATGGCGTATGCAATAAAACCAGTACAAAATTTAAAATAAATAAAGGAAATGGAGCAAGTGTTTACACACCAAACGGAATAATAAATTTTCATACACATCCAAAAAGCGCATATCGCGGAGAAAATGCATTTTATGGCTGGCCGTCAGGCGAAGACATGTCTCAATGTATAAATTTTGCAAAAGACGGCAATTTAATTCATATAGTGTTTACCTTAGAAGGCGCGTACATAATCAAGGTCAATAAAATACTTAATAAAAAAAATGCAAAAATGCTGGAAAAAATTTTTAAAACCACCCATGTATTTAGGAGCGCCAATCAACTTACGCAGTTAAAAAATTTCAGAAAAACCTTTAAAGGAATATCTGGTAAAACTACAAAAGATATATGGTTAAACCTTGCAAATGGACTAACACTAAAAAAATTATATACATTAAATAATTTAATTAATGCTGAAAAATTAAAAGTACCAAACGACAGTGATAACATTTTTGAAGTTAGTTTGGCGCCCATAAACGGACCGTTGACTTTTAGGGCTAATTATGTCCCCGAAAGTTGCCATTTAATGAATTTTAATAGAAATTAGATTTTTTGCATCGAATCTGGTTCTACTTTGATTATTTCAAGAGGTTCGTAAAAGTTAATAAGTATACCCTTTGCACATCCCGTATTTTTAAGATACTTCCTAAGTTGGATTATCTCTTTTGAAGCAAGTCTGGAATTTTGAGACTTTAGTTCCAAAATGTATTCTATATTGCCACAATTATCGTATATTACAACATCTGCTCTTTCAAACCCAACATATACTCCTTTATAAAATATAGGAATTATTACTTCAGTTTGAACAAGATAACCAGATAAATTTAACTCTATATATAAAGCATATTGATATATATTTTCTCTATAACGACTTCCTAATTCGCTTTCGACTGTGCGAATGCATTGTAATATTTTTTCCATAATATTCTATATAAATATTGTCTTTAAATTATTCTTTTATGGTCTTTAGTTTTTATACATAAGACCCTATTCATTATCTTGAATACAAACTCCTATCAGCTTTATAATGTCTGAACACCTTGAATATGAATTTATATCCCCGTTCCCGTCAAATACAATTTTACAATCTTCGCCTGTTAGCCAATCTTCATGATAGATTTCGCACATCTGGAGATAATCTTCTGTTATCGGACTTTCGCCAACTCTCGAGCGCTTCAAGACTCGCGTATGACAGTTTTTAAAATCTGTTTTAAGATATATGAAGAAAAAATTAGGTAGATCTTCTAGAAAATGATCAAACCACATTTTATAACACTGAAATTCTATTTCATTAATTTTTCCAGATTTATAAAGCATCTTAGCAAATACATTATAATCTGAAAATACAGATCTTTCTATAATAATAGTATCATTTCTATTAGCCTTTTTAATAGCATTTTTAAGATTCACGAGTCTTGATATATAAGCTGTCATTTGAAAACAATATGAATATTTTTCTGGACTTTTATAAAAATGTTCTAAGAGATTACCGTCGGCGTCTTTAATACTCTCCCACACATCCACTGGTTCATCTACAAATATAACCTTAGAATTCCACGCCTCGTTATAATACTTTGAAAAATATTCTTTAAGATATTTACAAAATGTAGACTTACCAGACCCGATGTTTCCTTCGATTGAAAAAATCATGCAGATATAATTATTAATACATTTTATCTTTATAATGACTTAGAAAAGACAAACATCGTCTAGTTTTTTAGCAAGTTTATCTCCGTCAATTAACAATTCGTGGTCGGGCATATCTTTTATCATATATTCATCAAAAATAAAAATCTCTTCCTTTTCTTTTGGTTTCTTAATCTTAAATTGAGATATTTCCCATCTAATAAAAAAAGAGTGTTTTGTATATACAATTGCGCTGCATTTTAACAGTGCTATACCTTCTAATTCCGACGGCAAATCTTCTAGATTTACTTGCTCTCTTTTTGTTTCATAAAAATATGTATCTTCGTCATAGAAACAATGTAAAACTCCATTAACAAGAGCTTCTTTGTAAATAGTTTCGCAATCTTCTACTGATACTTCTTTATCAAAGAAGTCTTGGCTCTTTTCAGATGTTATCTCTATAACAGCTCTTGAAACGTTTTTTATAAAATCAGAAGTTCCTTCGTCTACAACGAGTTTCGCCTTATTTTTCTCTTTGTTCAGAACAAGGGTGTTTTTACATACCTGTATGCTTATTTCTGCGCCTTTATACATTATCTTTGAATAATAAGCATTATTGTTAGTATTTATCGGATCATAGACTTCAATTTCGTCTTTAAAAGTACCCATATTTTAATTATCATTAATATTTTAATTAAAATAATGGAACGAATGTTTTATTTAATCATTAATAAATTTTTAAGATGAAATTCTCCGTTATTACAGATAAATGAACAAATCATTTTTCCTTCTTTTTTAACATTTTTACTATCGATTAGTTTACTATTTTCATCGTAAAATTTACTAATATTGGTTATATTGACTATAATATTTTCATCTTTAATGCAGGTGCACATAATATCTGATATTTTAAATAACCTGTCTATATAACTACAGATGTTCGTAAATAAAATATGCGATTCTGAATATTTATTTATATTTAATTGCAAAGAATAATCTTTTAATTCGTATTTCATAATCGGACTTTTAATTTCTAAAATTTCATCCTTGTTTTTAATAGTAAAATCCTGTCCTATTCTTAAGTCCAATAAATTAATTTTTTTATAAGATAACATCTTATTTATACATTTATAAATTAATTTATTAGCGTTAACGTATATTTATAATATTTATGTATACATACCGAACGGAGGAGAACTCTGATTTCCTCTTTTGTTTTCCACAAAAATGTTCAAAGCTTCTTTGAATTCATTTATAGATATATTATATAAATTTTCCTTCCCTAGATTGTTGCGCGCGTTTATAAATATAGCCTTTTCTATAATATTGTTTATATCTCCGCCGTTTCCTGTAAAAAGAGATAAATTTGGACTTATAAGTTGAATTAGTTCTTCTTTTTTACAAGTTGTATCCCATTCTTTTTCTTCTATACATTTGAAATAAATTTCAGATAATTCAGATGACGTATAGTTTTCAATAGTAAATGTCCACGGAAATCTTCTTCTAAGCCCAGGGTTTAATGAAAAGAAACACAAATCTAGTTCCTTTTTATAACCGGCTATTATACATATTATTTTATCTACATTTTCTGTTAAATACTGATTAATTGTGTCAACACACTCCTTCGCGTACATATCTTCTTGTCCAGAATTCGAACCAAGCGAATAAGCTTCATCTATTAATAATACACCGTTTTTACATCTTTCTAAAGTTTTCATGGTTTTGATAGCTGTACCACCCAAATATTCAGAAATTAAATCGGCGCGTCTAACAACATTAAACTTTGCTTTTTTAAATATTCCAAGTTTTGAGTAAATTTTCGATAATATATGCGAAACAGTTGTTTTACCTGTACCGGGAGGTCCTTCTAATACAGTATGTAACATAACACTTTCGTCTATACCCTGAATAAAATAGAGTATTTGATCTATAAGTTGAGACTTTAGTTTTTTAAGTCCTATCATATTATTAAGATCTATTAAATCTGGAAGTATATTGGGCAATATATCTATCTTACTTGGGTAAAATCTCCGGTATTTTCTCTTCGGTAATTTCTTTTCCGAATAATCTTTTATCATTTGTATTAAACTATCCAAATTTGTAAGTTTATAACTAGTGATATCAAACAAGTTTTCATCAGAATCTGAATGATGTCCTAATTTTCTTTTCATGTTACAATTACAAATATATTATTTTTTAAAATTATAGAATGACCGTGGATACTTACATCTCAGAAATTAATCAAAAAGAGGATATAAATATTCGCAAAATTGTAAAGTCTTTTGAAAAAAAGTTATTGAAATGTTTTAGATTATACGAAGACAACGTTGGATTCGAAGACTATAAAATGAATGATTATGATTATATAGTTTTATACACGCTTTGGACTCTTGTAAAAAACTTAAAAATGGAAGAATACTTAGTAATAATGTATTCTTATTACAAACTAGAAGAATTCTATTTTCCGGTAAATCTTTTTGAATCACAGAGGTGCATAAATATTCTCCTAAATACTGACATAATAAGTATATTGGACAAGTTTATTAAACGGGATTAAAAATCTTACAATTATACTAAATATGTATGTATTAAGATTTTATCATGAGAATATGCCACCGGTGTTAAACGACGGGTTTAAAGACGTGAATGTTTCAAATTATATAATAGGAGCACCAAATGATCCTCATTGGAGAATATACCCAAAGGAAGAGTTTTTAACAGCTCGAAATAAGTATCAAATCAATTGGGCATTTACAGACTACGTGCAAGATAATTATCACTATATTTTCTACATGCCAGAAAATACAGGACCAACTTCTAGCTATTCCATGCTTTTAAGAGATTATTTTGAACGAGTCCATAAATATAGACAACAGGCTCGCGGAGAGGAACAAGAGAAAGAAAAACAAGAAAGAAGAGAGAAGGTAGAACAACTGAAGGGGTTATTAATGGAACAAACCCAGTACCTTAAGAAATTTAAAGAGGAATTACGAAAACTCGAATCGGATAGGGCTCGCTCAATAAGATCAATGACTCGTTCAGGTATACCGAAGGAAATGGCGGAAGTAAATCATGACCAAACGAACCCAAGGTATGCAAATACCATAGGTAGTATAAAAATCACAGAGGCTAATATAATAACCCTTAAAAATGAACTTAAAAGTTATACAGATTAATAAATCGTATATGAAAAAATATTTCACAGATAATTTAATTGTTCCAGAAAGTGTTTTAGGTATTTACACAACAAAATCGCAGGCAATACAAATTAATAAAATAATTAAAATGTATTCCCAGCCTGATTATATTATAACAGATTCTACTGCGTGTATAGGAGGCAATTCTTATTATTTTTTAAAAAATTTTAAAAGAGTTAATCTAGTTGAACCAGACTTTGAAAACTTCAATATATTAAAGATAAACACCAATTATCAAATAAACACATTTAATTGTTCTTACAACTGCTTAAAATTTATTTTAAGACAAGATATAGTATATTTTGACCCCCCTTGGGGAGGCGCAGATTATAAATCAAAAAAGGAGATAGATTTATATTTAGATAATATAAATGTACTAGACATCATAAATGAAATATATAATTACACTAAAATTGTTGCGTTAAAAGTACCAAACAATTTTAATATATTTAGCATAGAAAATAGATTTTGGAAATTCAATATTCATAGTATAATAAAAAATAAAAAATGTATTTATAAACTTATCATTTTCCATAAGTCATAAATAAACTTAAAGGAATATTAGATATAAATGTATAAGTGAAATATCTGTACGGTTGCCCGAGTGGTCTAAGGGGGCAGACTTAAGATCTGCTGGCGTAAGCCGCGTG